AATTGGAGGCTATCAGGCTTATGGCTAAGACTGGTAGGCCGCCGAAGCCGGTCGAGTCGCACCGTAAGACGGGCACTTATCGGAAGGATCGACACGGCTCGAATTTGGCGCTGGTGGAGCCGGTTGAGCAGCTGCCGCACGAGCAGACGGCGTATGACGCTTTCTCTCAGGTTATGACGGACGGCGTCGGCTGGCTGGCGCGTACTGACGCTCCGGCTTTGGCGCTGTTGCGTTCCCAGCTCGAGGAGCGCGAAGGCTTGAGGGATTTGGCTTCCCAGGGATCGAGTGAGGCGCGTAAGGCTTTGCGCGAATTGGATAAGCAGATCACGACGCTGCTGTCGAATCTGGGTTTCGATCCTGCTGCTCGAGCTCGTCTCGGGCTGGCGGAAGTTAAGGCTAAGAGTGTTCTGGAGCAGCTGCGCGAGAAACGCGGCTAGCGTCTAGTGTCCTGCCATGCCGAGGATTAAGGGCTGGCCGCCGGCGTATCTGACGAAGGTTCCGCCGGCGGACGTGAAGCGCGGCGACGGTAAATACGTTCGAGAGTTCATTGAGGCTTTGTGTCCTCAGGTGAAGGATTCGATTGGCGGCCGCGCTGGTGAGCCGTTGGTCCTTTCGTGACTGGCAGACGAAGCTCCTCGATCAGATGTTCGCTCGACGGCCGGACGGTCGGCTTCGGCATCGCACTGGTCTGGTGGGTTTGCCTCGGAAGAATGGCAAGTCTGCGCTGGGCTCCGGTGTCGGCTTGTATGGGTTGATGATGGGCCCGGCCGGCGGTGAGGTTTATTCGTGTGCCGCTGATCGTGACCAGGCGCGGATCGTGTTCGGGATGGCGCGGACGATGGTGGAGAAGTCGCCGGAGCTGGCCGAGGCGACGAAGGTTTACCGGGACGCGATCGAGGTTCCGTCGACTGGGTCTGTGTATAGGGTGCTGTCGAGTGAGGCTTTCACGAAGGAAGGTTTATCGCCGACTCTGGTTATCTATGACGAGCTGCACGCTGCTCCTAATGACGAGCTGTGGAATGTTATGTCGCTGGCTCAGGCGGCGCGGCTGGATGCGCTGGTGCTCGGCATCACGACGGCCGGAGTGAAGTCAGACAACACTGGTCAGGACTCGACGTGCTACCGGCTGTTTCAGTACGGCGCGAGGATCGCTCGAGGCGAGGTCGACGACCCTAGTTTCTTTATGGCCTGGTGGCAGTCGAAGGATGATGCCGATCATCGTTCGCCGGCGTCGTGGAAGGCAGCGAACCCGGGTTTCGGTGATCTGCAGGATCCGGAAGATTTCGACTCTGCTGTGAAGCGGACTCCGGAGAATGAGTTCCGCACCAAACGCATGAATCAGTGGGTGAACGCTCAGACGGCGTGGCTGCCGACTGGCGCGTGGGATGCTCTTGAGCAGGCTGAGCAGCCGGATGCTGACGTGCCGGTCGTGCTGTTCGTCGATGGTTCGTTCTCTGGTGACTCGACGTTCATCGCTGGCTGCACTGTCGAGGAGAAGCCGCGGATCTTTAAGGTCGCAGCGTGGGAGAAGCAGCCGGAAGATACCGACGAGTGGCGAGTCGATATCGCCGAGGTCGAGGCCACCGTGGTTGAGGCTTGCAAGCGGTGGAACGTTGTCGAGGTTCCGTTCGACCCGTTCCGCTGGCAAAGGTCGATGCAGTCACTGGCTGATGCTGGCCTTCCGATCGTGGAGTATCCGACCAGTTCGCCGGCCCGCATGGTGCCGAGCTGCGCGAAGTTCTATGACGCTGTCATGAGCGGCGGCATCACTCACGATCACGATCCGCAACTATCTCGGCATCTGCAGCAGGCAGTCGTGAAGACTGACCGGCTGGGGCCGCGGATCGTGAAAGAATCCAGAAACAGTCCACGGAAGATCGACGGCGCTGTCTGCGCTGTTGGTGCTTTCGATCGGGCTACCAGTTACCGGGAAGCCGCGCCGATGGCGGCTCCGCAATTTTTCGCTTAGGAGTTGGCATGGCGGGTGTGCTGCAATTGTTGGGCGCTGCAGCGATCACGACTGGCGCTGCGTTGCTGGCTCCGGCGGCCGGGTTAGCTGTCGGCGGTATTTTCCTTGTGCTGATCGGCGTCGCGATCGAGAGGGCTAAGAGTGCTGAATAATCTTTTCTCTTCCGGCGCTGAGCGGCGAGCGATCACGTTTCAGAAATTGTTCGAGATCGGTAAGGATGTTTCTTCCGGCACTCGAGCGGGTGTCCTCATTAATGAGGAGAACAGTCTCAAGATCGGGCCTGTTTACGCTGCTATCAGGTTGATCTCGGATTCGATATCGACTCTGCCGATGGATACTTTCTTCCGGCAGGACGGCGAGCGTTTACCGTTCCGGCCTCGACCTATGTGGGTCGACAATCCGGAGCCGGACGCTAGTCAGCAGCGGTCGGACCACTATCAGGCTTTGCTGGTTTCGCTGCTGGTCGACGGTAACGCGTTCACGCGGATCATCCGGAACGATCGAGGCGACATCGTGGCTTTGCACGTCATGGATCCCAGGCGCGTCGACGTCGTGCGGAACAGTGACGGAGCGATCGAGTTCCTTATCGATAACGGCCGCCGCCGCTTGTCGGAGATGGAAATTGTTCATATCACGGAGCTTCGGCAGCCGGGATCTCTGCGAGGCACGTCTCGCATTAAGGAGCTGCGCGAGACTCTGGGCCTGACGAAAGCGCTTGAGGAGTTCGCTGCGGCTTTCTTCGGCTCCGGGTCGACGACAAGCGGCATCATTGAGGTTCCTCAGGAGTTGACCGCGGAGCAGGCTCAAGCGCTGCAGGAATCATGGGAACGTGGTCACAAAGGTTACCGAAAGGCGCACCGGCCGGGCATCTTGTCGGCTGGCGCGAAATACACTCAGACAAGCGTCGACCCTTCGGACGCGCAAGCCTTGGAGTCCCGAGAGTTCGCGGTCGAGGAAGTCGCTCGAATCTTCCGTATCCCGGTTCATATGCTGCAGTCGACCCGCGCCGGCGCGATGTCATACGCGAGTGTTGAGGAATCGTCGCGCCAGTTCGTGACGTACACGCTTCTTCCGTATATCGCGAAGATCGAAGGCGCGTACTCGCGGCTCCTGCCGGGAGAAGCGTTCATCCGCTTTAACGTCGACGGCTTACTCAGGGCAAGCCTTCAGGATCGGTATTCGGCGTACAGCGTAGGCATGCAGGCAGGTTTCTTGTCGATCAATGACATTCACCGGCTCGAGGATCTGCGGCCGGTTCGTGACGGAGGCGACGAATACCGAGTGCCTTTGGCGAACGTGAACCTTGGCGCGGCGAACGTCGTCGAGCTGGAGAAGCGCGTCGATATGGCGACGAAGCTTGTCCAGGTCGGCTACGACCCATCGGCGGCCGCGCAGGCGGTCGGCCTTGACCGGATCGAGCACACTGGCCTGCCGACTGTGCAGCTGCAGAACGCGGCCCAGGCGGCCGAGTCTCCGGCGGATCCGTCAAGCGTCTACCAGGTTCGCGGCCACTCTGCACAGGAATTTGCTCAGGCGATAGTGGACGCGATACATCAGACGACCGAAGAATAATTGGTGGAGAGTTCGTGAGCATGACTTCTGAGAACGTGACGATCGGTACTACTGCTGCGCGCATAGTTGAGGCATCTATCAATCCACAGCATGTCACTCTCCACAATATGACTAAGGCAGGCAACAAATATATTTACTACGGCCCTAACTCCTCGATCACTACACTGAACAGCATCCATATAGATCCAGGCGAAACACTGAAACTAACGCTTATGCCTAATGAGGAGCTGTGGGCGATCGCTGCAGAAAACCTCGATCTCGGAGTGCTGACGCAGAAGCAGGGCGTCTGATGCCTTACTTCGTGACAGATCAGGGAGAGCTCGACGGTTGCGCGGGTTATGCGACCGTAAAAGATGACGGCGAGATTCTGGGCTGTCACGACACGAAGCAGGCAGCCATCGATCAGATGCTCGCTCTATCGATCGCGGAAGATATCGAGCCCGGTGGCGAGCGGGTCGCTCACGCTGCAGATACACGAGACGCCCACGCGGGTTCAGGGTTGACGGTGCTCGACCCTAGACAGTTCATGATCGATGTAGATGAGCGTCAGGAAAGCGAACCGGCACCACCTGAGGATCAAATCGAAGGCAGCGACGAAAACGAACCGGGAAGCGCGTCAGACAAAACCGGTGACATTGCTCTGAACGATGCGACGGAAACCGCGTTGCAACGTAAGGCCGATGAGCACAACGAACAGATGCGTAAGGATGATCGACCCAATTGGACGCGGGTTCGTGTCAGCACGTTGCGTTCCGTGTATCGCCGTGGAGCGGGTGCCTATTCCACTAGTCATCGGCCAGGTGTAAGCCGCGCTGCATGGTCGATGGCTAGGGTGAACGCGTTTCTGTATTTGTCGCGCCGAGGCCGTCCCGAAAACCCTAACTACACGGGTGACAACGATCTTCTGCATTCGGATCATCCTAGGTATTCGGGGTCTAGGGATGTCGACGGCTCTGTTACCTCTCGGGATTTACCGGACAACTATCGTCCGGCCCTCGAGGCCGACGTGCCCGAAGGCCGGGCGTGCGGTAACTGCTTCTTCTACGACGAGAGCATGATCCAGGACGATATGGCCTTGTGCCGCCGCTGGGAGGAGTACGTCCGCGGCGATCATTACTGCAACGCGTGGCGATCCCGTGAGGACGAGGATCGAGCGGAGAACATTCCGCAATACATCCGACGCGCTGCCGCTCGAGGACTCGAGCTGAACCGTGAAGGCTTCGGCGGCGACGGCCTGACAGAAGGAACACTGCGGGACGCTCGAGCTATGGCTCGCGGTGAGATGTCCGACGACAAAGTCGTCAGGGCGAACTCGTGGGCCGCTCGGCACGCTGTCGATCTGGACGCTGAGCAGAACAGCAATCCCGACGCTGACGGCTGGCCAGGGCCAGGAGCTGTCGCGCATTACCTATGGGGAATCGATCCGCTAGATCCGGAGCCGGCGAGGCGCTGGCTAGAGAGAGAAGTCGCACGAATCCGCGGCGAAAGGATGATGATGGATAACGTCGAGATTAGGACGTTCGACGCGAGTATCTGTGAGATGCGAGCTGCGGAAGACGGCGACGGTATGACGTTCGGCGGTTACGCCTGGCGCTACAACGCACCGAGCCTGCCGCTGCCTTTTACGGAGCGGATCGCTCCGGGAGCGTTTACGCGTACCCTGAAATCCAAGAATGATATCCGCGCTTATGTAAATCACGATGACACTCGCCTTCTGGGTTCGACTCGCGCTAAGACTCTGCGGATCGAGGATCGAGCGGACGGCGGTTATGTCGAGATTGATCTGCCGAACACGACCGACGGCCGGGACATCCGCGAGCTGGTTGCTCGTGGAGATATCCAAGGCATGAGCTTCGGCTTCTCGACTGTCCGCGATTCATGGTCAGATGACGGCGCGGAGCGCACGCTCGACGAGGTTCGGCTGCACGAAGTGTCCGTGGTGACTGCTGTTCCTGCTTACCCGCAGACGACCGCGAGTGTTCGGAATCTTCGCGTCATCGCGAAGCGCACTGCAACCGACATTGACCAGCTCGCCGACGCGATCTCAGCCCTCGAGGCCGGAGACATCAGCGACGACCAGGCCGATATCTTGCGGAAGGTCGTCGACCGGGCGTCAGGCATCATTGCCGATCCGGAAGAAGAAGCCGCCTCGTCGGCACCGATCTCGCTGCTGATGAAGCAGCTCGACCTACTCGGAAAGACTCTCTAAACCTGCCTCGGGCGTGCCAGGCTAGAGGATGAATCTAAAGCGATACTTTAGATAAGTCCTAACTCCGGTTCGATTCCGGACACGTCCACACGCGATCACGTCGGAGCCGACGGATCGTGCCGACAGCGGAGCCGCTGCGGATCCTGTAAATAAATCAGACACTCTCTAAGGAGAAGAACATGGAGTACCTGAAGCGCCAAATTGAGGCGCGGCAGCAGGCTTGGCATGCGGCTAAGGCTCTGCTCGACGGTGCGGCCGCGGAATCCCGCGATCTCACCGCTGAAGAAGAGCAGTCTTACTCGCGCATGATGGCCGATATTGATGAGCGCAGCCAGAAGATCGAAGATCTGCAGGCTGCCGAGCAGCGGTCGAAGGACATCGAGGCATCTTTGGTTGATGCTCCTGAGGTTCGCGAGATGCGCGAAACCCGGCCTCACACCGATCAGGACATGCTGCGGAAGTTGCTGCGCGGCGAGGTTCGTTCGCACACTTTCGAGCGTCGCGATCTGAACACCAGCGACGACTCTTCGCTCATTCCTGAAACATTTCTAGATGCGATCCAGGAGCGTCTGCAGCTCGTCGGGCCGATGCTCGACGGCAGCCTCGTAACCCTTCTGAACACCGCTTCCGGCGAAGATATCAAGGTTCCCGTGGAGTCGACTCGGCCGCTCGCGACCGCTATCGACGAGGGCACCAGCATCTCTCCGCTGGATCCGACGTTCTCGAGCCTGACCCTAGGCAGCGTGAAGGTTGCAGTGCTCACGAAGATTTCTCGTGAGATCAGCGAGGATGCAGGCATCGACCTGGAGGCCTACTTGGGTCGCACGCTCGGTACGTCGATCGGCATCAAGGTTAATAACCTTCTGACTGTCGGCACCGGCACTGTCGTTCCGAACGGCGTCGTGACCGCTGCTGGTTCCGGTATCACCGGTTCGACGGCGACGGGCGCCTTCACTGCCGATAACCTCATCGATCTGGCTCACTCCGTTGACGGCGCTTACGCTCGTCTCGGTGCCGGATTCATGATGCGCCGCTCGACCATGGGCGCACTGCGCAAGCTCAAGGACACTGCAGGTCAGTACCTGTACGTCCCGGCTGCTCAGGTCGGTGCTCCCGACTCATTTATGGGAATGCCGATTCACGAGAACCCGGACGTGCCCGCCGTGGGAGCTGGCCAGAAGAGCGTGCTCTTCGGCTACTTCGGCAGCTACCACGTTCGCCAGGTCGGCGGCATCGAAGTTGCTCGCTCCGACGACGCGTACTTCGCGTCGGATGAGTCCGCAGTCCGCCTGACCATGAGGGTCTGGGGCGATCTCGGACAGAGCGACGCCGTGAAGTACTTCGCTGGCGGATCCTGATCCGGTAGCGTCGTAAACTGGATGGCCGGCCGGAGGGCAGGCTGGCCGGCCATCCTTTTACCTGCCTAACCTGCTCAAGGAGGAACCTGCCATGAATCGCGCCGAAAGGCGGAGACAAGCCCGCAACGGACAGCCGCCGGTCGCTGGCTTATGGGTATCTAATGCGGCTTGGGCCCAGACTGGATACGGAACGCAGACGAAGCAAGTCGTGAGCCGCATGAATGCGGACGGTCACGAGATAGCAGTCGCAGCGAATTACGGCCTCGAGGCGACCATGAGCGCGTGGGAAGGAATCGAGCACTTCCCTAAAGGGTTCGACGGTTACTCGAATGATGTTGCGCATGCCTACTTTACGGACTGGTCGAGGCAGCATCCGAACATGCGGCACCACGTCTTCACTCTGTATGACGTTTGGGTATTTCAGCATCCGCGCTGGGATGAGATGCCGACTGTCTCCTGGGTGCCGATCGACCATATGCCGATCCCTCATAAGGTCGGCGAATTCTTAAAGAAGCCTAATGTCTTTCCGATAGCGATGAGTAAGTTCGGCGCGGATCTGATGGCTCGAGCGGAGCTCGATCATGCGTACATTCCGCACGCCATCGAGACAGACGTGTATAAGCCGACGGCTTCTGTCGCCGATGACTCTGGCCGGCGGCGCACCGGCCGACAGATGATGGGTGACATCGACGACCAGGCATACGTAGTCGGTATCGTGAACGCGAATAAGGGAACAGCGCCGATCAGGAAAGCCTTCGACGCGCAGCTCCTCGCGTTTGCGATGTTCGCTGAGAAGCATGATGACGCGATTCTCTATCTGCATACGGAACGCTATGGCGGGATGGGTGGAATCCCGCTAGATCCGCTTATCGCTGCCTGCGGCATCCCGAAAGAGAAGATCCGGTTCGTGAATCAATACCAAAGCCGGATCGGCATCCCGTCGGAAGTCATGGCGGCGCTTTATACCGGTATGGATTGCCTGCTCGCTCCGACGCTCGGTGAAGGTTTCGGGATCACAGTCATCGAGGCCGAAGCCTGCGAAACACCAGTTATCGTGAATAACTTCTCGGCCCAGCCGGAGCTGGTATCTGACGGCGTCAGCGTTAAAGGGCAGCCGATCTGGGACGCGTCGCAGAATGCATGGTTCCAGATGCCGCTGGTATCGGAGATCGTGCACGCGCTCGAGATCATGTACGAGCGGAAGGGCGAGCGGTCGACTGAGGCTCGCCGTCACGTCGTCGAGAATTACGACGCGGACAAGGTTTACGCGGATCTGTGGCGGCCGCTGCTCGAGGATCTTCCGTGAGAGTCGCGTGGGTGACTCATCATGTAGCGCGTTACGTCGATGAGACGTGGCTGCTGCCGGGCGGAGTCGGTGGCGCTGAGATGACTGATGCCGCTATGATGGAGCAGGCTCCGACTGATATCGACATCGACGTCATACACGCGGAGCGGTGGGCCGAAGCGCTCGACTATGACCGGGTCATCATCACCGGCACTGATTTTCTTACCGATGAAGCCATGCTCCGTCTAGCGAATACGTCTCCGCTGGTGTGGGTGCATCATCAGCAGACACCGAACGCGGCCAGGCGAAAGCTGTTCTCTCAGGCCCAGCCGTTCGTGACCATGAGCGAGGCGCATTCGCGGGTCGAGCATGAATGGTCGGATGTTACGTCGGTCTGGTGTCACGGCTATATCGACCTGACCAACATCGACGGATCGCAGCAGAAAGATAGAGCGGCGCTATGGGCTGCCCGAAATCATCCTCAGAAGGGACTTCTCGCGGCGCGAAGATGGGCGCGGGCGCACGACCTACCCTTGACGGAGTTATCGTCTGTACCGCGCCGAGAAGTCCTCGACGACATGCAGCGGCACGAATACTTCGTGTTCCTGCCGCAAGCCTTCGATTCGTGTCCGCGGACTCTGATCGAGGCGCAAGCGGCCGGATGCACGATCGTCACGAACAGCAATGCCGGCCGGGTCGACAAAGGCCCGCTCGAGGAAGTCATGGCCGCACAGGCTCCGAAGTTCTGGAATTGGCTGTGAGCGTCGGCATCGTCACCAGCTGCTACGGCCCGACCTATCATCGCTTCCTCGATGACTGGTCGGGAGCGATCCTCGACCTGAACACAGCTCCGCACTGGATCACGATCATTCACGACGGCGTCGACCGTGACACTCGACAGCGACTCGACCGGCGGCTCGACATTGTCTGGATTGAGGACACGCTGACGGCGC